AGCAGTGTCAGTAGCCAACGGGGGCAGGCAGACACCAGCTATCGCCAGCGCCTGCCTGTTGGGGGTTGCGGGGGACTAACCTACAGCTTGCTGAGGACCTGCTCGATGGTCTCGAGCTTGGTCACTCCCTCTCTGATCGCCTGAGCGATCTCCCAGGGTTGGAGCTCGAAGAAGTTGTGGACCACGAAGTCCTCCATCATCTCCCTCTCCTCTTCCTTGTCCTTCCTGGCGATGAACTCCTCGAAAACCTTGCACATGTCCTTATCTTTGCTCATGCAGCCTCCTTATCCTCTGACTCGATGGTCTCTTCGGCCAATGTCTTGGCCGTTCGTATGACCTCGTTGGCGTAAGCCATAAGGTCTCTGGTATTCTCAAACTCCCCGGCCAAACCCTCGATCTCTATGAGGAGAAGCTTGGCTCGCTGCTTCTTGTCCATGTTCCCTCCTTAGATCCAGTAGCAGATGCCTATCATCGCTACGACAACGCCTAAGTATACGTAGTTGTTCATATACCCTCCGTATATGCGTGTAAGTCGTTTCGGTCTCTAACCAGCTTGCAGATCTGGCCGCCCGCTGGCCTCGGCTTACAGGGAACCCCTCGACTCGGTACCGGTGCACGCGGCGTGAACTTTCTGTACGTGGAGTTTTTATAAAAAGTTGACCTACATACCCTATTAGGTAAACGAGGTACCAGGTTACTTCTATCCCTATAATAAAAAATCAACAACGGATATATTGTGCTTCTTATTGAACATAATGTACAAAATCTGACACATCTTTCACGAAAACGGTTCAATAATTACCGCCACTTGTCGATCACGTGCCAATTTTTCCCACACATATCTAGATAATCTTTACTATACGCACATCACCTGCGAAATAGTGTATAAACCATGCTAACATTCGTATACATCCTCCTCGCCTATTAGGCAACTGGGTACCAGGTTACCCATCGGTATAAATATATAGATGAATAAACCTATTAGCTCATCATTCATGAACAAGTACATCCTCGCCGACCTTGAGTTCGCCGAAGACGAAGCCAAACTCATCCACGCCCACAGGGAGCTAAACGATCGTCTGCAGAATCTATTCCTCTCGCAGTACTTTCTCAACACCTGCTCCAAGCTCTTCCACAAAGAACTCAACCCCATGCGCATCAACATACTTCAAGGCGAGCCACTATGAGACGCTACCCCGTGATGAACCCCATATACTTCGACGAGGCCGACAAGGAGGAAGCACACAGCGAGGGGTGGCCGTACTACGACTGGCGCTCCACAGTGACCAACCGCTTCCGCCTCAAGAGACATGCCTGCTCCTACCGCAGCAGGGTGTCGTGGTACATCACCGTATGAGCCACATCAAGCTTCGCAGCGCCCGCGCCGTTGGCATCGTCCATGCTCCTTTCATGTTCAATGAAAGGTACTCAGCGAGCATGACGCTCGGAGACCTGGACGTGTACTCCGGCGTGATCTACCCGTTCTTTGAAACTTTCTACAAGCTAACCGGTATGTGCTTTCCCATAGACTTCCATGTGGTCATCGACGGCGACGAAGGTGGTGAGGTTAGGTTCAACGTTGTGCTCGGCCACGACCGTAGACGGGAGAGGATAGACGATGGCGATCAACATTAGGTTCGCAGGTGCGCAGCTGTATCCACCCGGTGGATCAGGCAACTTCTATGTGAGCTGGTCGAAGTACCGCGTCAACGAAGTCTGGGAGTGCCCGTCAAACTTCGACATGACGCCAGTTGTAAAGTTCTACAGGACCTTCTACAAGCTGACAGGCGCTTGTGACCTCGTCAACTACAGGTATCAGCAGGTGGCAGGTGAGACCACTATGAAGATCTATGTGGTTCTAGGTTACAACAGGGCCCCCGATCGAGAGCAAGAGGGTGACGATGTTCGATAAATGGTCGTGGGTCAAGGTAAAGAAGAACAATGCTGCTGTCAACGCGAGGTTGGACTGCAACAGCAGGATGAGTATAAGGGGGGGCTGCAGCTGGTGGCATACTCAAGACGGCACGAAGCTTGCGTGTGAGATGTCTAACAACCCGAGGTCACTCATTCAACCGTACGTGCTGGAATCTGTTGTTTGGGCTAAGAAACACGAGTATAAGTTCAAACGCATCAGGAGTAAAGATTGGCACAGAAAATATTAGTCGGCGGGCAGCAGAACTTCACGGTGTTCAGACCGTACCACGGACAGGCGTCTCAGCGCTTCTGGCGGTACAGGGAGAACATCGAGACGCAGGTGCAAGGCCTATACAGGGGCATGATCATCTACGACGCCGTGGAGAACGTAGTAGACTTCTACAAGACCTTCTACAGGCTCATGGGCAAGGATCGCTGCTTCGTCATGGATGCTCAGATCAAGGACCTAACACCTCACTCTATGGCTAACGATCGCCACGACGAGAAGACCTACAAGATCTCTATTCAGTTCGCCCACCAGGTAAAACCAAACATGTACGACAACACAAGGGTGCTGATAGACGCGCATGAGAGCCAATAAGAGGTTCCACGACTCAGTAGGATACAACGGTGGTAACTACGGTCTGTGGAAGAAGTATCACAAAGCGTATCGCAAGTCTCACAAGGCAGGAGATACGGGCTGGGTTGCGTACTCTGGACACGACACGCAGGGAAACCTGTGTGTTAGGTTCGTCGGCGGGAAGTACAGCGACATGCGCTTCGGCTACATAAAAGAGAGACTGTTCGGGATGGCGCTGGATGACATGGCGAACGAGGGAAAACTGTGAGATCGCGCATCATCGAAGCAAGATCACCTAGTGGTGACTATTATAGTTATAGTGATTCAACTATAACGCAGGGGGCCCCTTCTGAGTCTTCAAAGGTGATCACTGGTGCGAGAGCAGTTGTGAAGATCGGTGGACAGACTATACCGTTCGCTAACGTGAGCTACACGTACCAAATTAACAACATCAACACGGCAGAGTTCAAGGGACAGTCGTACATGCGCACAGCGAAGGTTGTAGACAACACCAAGCAGGTCTACGCTATGTACGTAGTGTTCAAGAAGCTGTTCGGCATGGACGCCAATATCTACTTCTCTGGATCGGCGAAGACCGTGTTCAACGGTTGGTCGCTGCAGTCCTACAGGATCTCAGTTGGGAAGTGCAGCACTGAGAAGTTCGAGCGACTGAGGGTCGAGGGAGAGAAGGATGAGCTTGAAGATTGACCTCTCTGATCCTGAGACTGAGTGGATCGTAAGCAAGTTCCTGAGAACAGCGCACAAGCTTCTCAACCCAAAAGACTACACGCTCACTATAGAGTCTCGCATAGAGTACACCTATCAGCCCGTCTATGTTCTAGGTCAGTATGACCCAGTAGAGATGGAGCCGCATGTCAATATCATCCCAAGCGTGGTTACCTGGCGTCGAAAAAGTAGCGATACTCCTGAAGATTTGTAAACATAACGTGCAAAAATTGCTACAAGTATGCAATATCTTAAAAACGTCTAAAATTTATCTTTGATTACGTGGACTTAGGATTGCGATTCATCGGAAGAACAACTACTAGTCTTATATCTTCCAACTCTGCTAGCTCAACAGTAGAGAACTTCATAGAAGCAACTGATGCTATGCTCTCGCTGTAGGCATATATAGCGCGTCGCTGCAAACGACGCTTCATGCCGTTGATGCCTTTGCGGCCTCTTATCCCCATGCGGCGCCATCTTCTAGGATCCATCGCTGAACTCTTCAACTTTCTTCCACAGCTCGTCAACGCAGTGCTTGTGGATACTGTTGTCGATCTCTGGGTCGTCTAGTCCTATGATGTGGAAGCCCTGCACATCGCAGTACTTCTTCATAGACATCAGACCTAGGCGGTCGACAGTGATGAGAAACGCAGTGATTGCGTAGCCGTCAGCTAGAGTCATACTGGACCTTTATACCCGTTAAAATAAGCGTTTACATCTTTCACGACTCGCTGAGCCTTCGTGAGATTCTTTCGCTCGAACAGGTTCCATCCAGTGTTGATGAACTCCATCTTCATCATCTCGTTCTCGAGCAGTCGCTTGAGGTGGTGCGTAGAATCTTTTGGAGTGTGGTAGTTGAGGCACTGACAACCTCTCACCCAGCATCGCATCCTGCGATATATCCACGGAGCTTCCATGAATGGGAAGAAGTTAGCCATGACCTGTATGCAGGTGATAAGGATCCACAGCTTCATCAGAACACCACGTAGTACTTGTTCTTGTTCTCGATAAGCTTCATGCTTATGAAGTCGATGATCTGTCTTAGTTGCTGAGCAGGTTCGTTGGCGGATTTGAGTCCAACTTTTGAAGTAGCGATACAGAAGTTATAGACTACGGCGTAGTCTCGTCTCAAGCGCTTGAGTCTCTTTATAGACATTCGCTTGAGTGGTTTAGGTTTTCTGCCACTCGTGGTTCCCACCATTCACCTCTTGAATCATCTCTTGGACCACAAGCGTGTGATACGCCTGCCGCCATATATCCATCACGGCGTCTTGGTCCTTGATCAAGCCTATCTTAGTCGCCACGAACAGGAGCGCTACGGAATGGAGAATATCGTGAGAAGACCAGTGGATAGCCTCAGTCATCTCTCCATTATATTGCACAAACTGACTTAAGGGGCTAGGGATAAGTCTGATAACTCAGTTTTCTCAGGATGAATAGAAGCTCGATCATGTAGAAGGTATCGATGGCTTGCTGGTTGCTCGAGAAGCGGATGACGGCTTTGTTCATAATGGACTCCTGTAGTGAAGTTACTAACTGAGTTAAAGTCATCATTACTATTTTATCAGCTTATTTGTAAAGAGCGGAGAGGGCTGTTGTATCTATACGAAAATCAGGATTAGCAGTAGCTGTAGCTAAACTGTCCACCATGTTCTTTCTATACAGCTTAGATACTGTTATGAGAAACGTGATCGCGACCAGAAATGCTTCATCTTTGTTGAACAGGTCTTTTTCTACTTTCGCTGTGACGGCCATGAATATTCCTTCTCGGGCTCCTCATCGTGAAAGATGGCGCTGTGCGTCAGTACCTTTAGTGCCATATCCCTCCGCTGCTGCTGCGTGGGAGGTTTAGGGAACAGGAACTCTGGGAGGCACATGGAGCGAAACGGGCATGCCGCGCATCTCTCACTCTTGAGACAGTTTCCATCTGTGGATACTATCTCCTGCAGGATAGTCTCATCTTGCTTGTTTAAACCCAATTTAACCTCTTTCTACTATATCTTCAATAGCTCGTTCAGCCAAGAGTCTACCAGCCGCCTCTTTATACACAGCGTTAGCTTCCTCGTTGTCCAAGCCTTCTATGCTTAGCGCGTCGGCACAGCTAAGCGGGTTACCGTCTTCGCGATACTTTAGAGTAGACATCGGACACAGCTTACAGATGTCGGGTCTGCGGCTCGCAAACTCGCAGCTGCCATTCTCTTCGACTATCTTCTGTAGAATATCGTTAGGTGTCATCGGATCGGTCTACCATTCCGATATTCATTCTACCTGCCTGGTATAATTGAAGTACTATGGCGATGGACAAACCAGATAAGTTATATAACCCTTCTTCGACTTCGACTCCTCAGTTCATGCCCGCTCAGATTCCAGATCCCTCGCTCAGAGGCGCAAGCTGGGATCAGATCCTAGAGAACAGAGGTATCCGCTTCATCCATCGTCGTGCAGTGCCATGTCCCAACATGACAAGATTGGACGACAACAACCATGTTCCTGACTGTCCCTTCTGCGACGACTCAGGGATCATCTACTACGATGAGCGTGAGATCTTCGGTGTGTTCCAGAGCAACTCGATCGAGAAGACGTTCGAGCAGCAAGGTATCTGGGAGATAGGTTCTGCGGTCGTATCCATGCCCAGCGAGTACGCTGATGGAACTCCTGCAGACTTCAACACCTACGACGAACTACTTATTCCTGACTTCACTGCCCGCATGTGGGAACTTAAAGAGTTCATACCAGATGCTCAGGGACAGCAGACATTCCGCTATCCCCTAGAGAAGGTTGACTATCTAGCCGTTACAACAAACGATCAGCTCACCAGGTTCCAAGAAGGTGTTGATTTTACGATCACTACCGACGGAGCGATCCAGTGGTTACCAGGAAAAGGACCTAGCTACGACCCAGTTAGAGGCGTCGGCGATGTTTTCACCATAGCGTACTATGCCTTTCCAGTGTATAAAGTCCTTCAGCCGCTCCGTGAGCTAAGAGTCTCTCAAGAGTGGGTGAACGGTCAGAAGGTAGCTAAGCGTCTACCGCAGCAGTTGCTAGTCAGACGCGACTTCCTCGTCGGAGCCGGCGAGAAGTTGGGCGATACGCCCAAAGCTTAATTCTCCATTGAGTTATAATATAAGTGTTACACACTTCGTTGAGGTAAAGGCTCAGTATGCCAAAGGCAGTTTCTAAGAGACAGTGGCGTTTTATGCAGGCTATCCTGCACGGTAAGCCTAAGGCCCATCCGCGCGGCACTCCGCCCAAATCCGTCGCTGCTAAGTATGTCGGCCCTGGCAAGGATGCTCCAGAGCAGAGTGGATCAAACTCTGGTGGTACCTGGGGTGAGGCTCATCACGCTAGAGCTAAAGAGAAAACCAAAGCCGAACGAACTGAGCGCAAGAAGAACAAAGACAAGCTGAAGAAAGCTTTTGAAGCATTCTATAAAGGTCAGGGCACAGGCGTGATCGTTCTAAACGACCGTGGCCAGATCCTCGTAGGCAAACAGCAGAAGCACAAAGAGTTTACGCTGCCTGGTGGACACGTAGATCCAGGTGAAACATACGAGCAGGGCGCACTGCGCGAGCTCAAAGAAGAAGCTGGCATCATAGGTTCAGGTCCCACCGAGATCGGCTCCTTCAGCATGAACGGCAACGACAACAAGATTTTTGTAGTAGACGCATGGCGCGGTAAAGTTCGCGACTGCGACGAAGTCTCCGGATGGAGCTTCATGGACGCCGACAGTATCCCATACGACAACATGAGACCCTGCGCACTTCGTGCGCTGCAGCTGTATCTCGAAGGCAAACTTCGCAAGTCTAGATCCCTCAAGGATATGCTGGCGATGGAGACTCTCGAGAAGAATATCATCCGACAGAGGGGTGACGCTGTATTCGAAGTTACTCACGGTGACGCGCTACGTCTCGTGGGCAATGGTGCATTCCGCTGGCTGCGTGAGCAAGTCAAGGGGATGAAAGATGAAGATTTTAAAGATGTTCAGCTTGACAACTACACGTTGAGTCTGCGTCGCCACATGAGCGATGTCTACTCAGGTAGAGTCAGCGACGGGCACAAAGTGATATACCAGTTCACCAACCAATCCTTGCCGCATCTTACTGCAGCACTGATGAGTGTTTTTGAATGGTATTTACCTGAAGATGAAGCAGAATTAGAACTTCTCGATGACGTGAAGTTGCCAGATGATGCTATTCATGGTGGATTGAACGAGTTGGTGAACGACTACAAGCGTCACAACATCGCAAACATCTACGATGAGATGGAGACCATACGAAGCGAGATCCGCAACGGTATGGCAGTCGACCTACAGCAGGTCGAATCAAAGATGATGAAACTCTTCGACCGCATGGAAGAGTTTGTACAAGATCTAGCGGGCAAGCACAATGAGCTTGCACGAGATGCTGGAGATGAGATCGATGAGATGGAGCGCAAGCTCCGCGAGATCCAGCAGAAGATTGAAGAACTAGGACAGAAACCAGATGTCGTTGAAGCGTACGCGCAGGAACGACCTAACCAGAACAAGATACTGGATGACTACTATTGCTATCTATCAAAACCTCAGATAGAGATATCGCCAGAAGGCAAGATCAAGATCAGCTTCGGCAAAGATTGGACGCCGCTTGAGAAAGAGAATCTTCTCAGCGATATGAAAGCGAAAGTTATCAAGAAAGCGGGTGGCTAATGGTCAACGCGGATTTTGAATTGGAAAGGTTAAGGGCCTCGCTTAGAGCGAGAGGCTACGGTCAGCAAGACATTGACTACATCTGTCGCAGTGCATCCTCTGAGATGGGTCAAGCGATCTCTGACGCTTTAGCAGCCGCCGTAGAAGAAGCGGCAGTAGCTGGACAAGAGGTGAGATCAGAAGACTTTGTCTCTGAACTACGCGCTGTCGCCCTAAACAATGACTACTACATCTCGACTGATTCCGGCAACCTAGATTTCTCAGAACCTCCATTTCCTATGATGGCAAACCTTCTAAAGAACCCTAAGGTAGCCAAGGATGGTTCGCTGTACAAGGTTATCCCTGTCGGTTCCAAGAATGAAGGCGCTAAGAACTTCTCCAGCCTCGCTGACCTGCAAGCAGGTATCGCAAGAGCGAGAGATGCAGCGGCCGACGCAAGCACAACCGGTAGAGAGATAAGCACCGGACCAGCAACGTTCTCAGGATCATTCGCTGCTCAGAAGGTTTCAGCTAGAAACAACACAGTTCGCAAGAATATAGCTAGCAAAACCAACCAAGGCGGCATAAAGTTTAGAACTGTGTCTAGCAAGCAGGATCCGATGAAGAACTGGGTTCAGCCAGCTAAGAATAAAGACATGACTAGTACGGTTACTGATATAAACATGCGACTAAGACAGACTATAGATGACATCATAGTCTCAGTAGTTCAGAAATATGAGGAGACAACCTAATGTCGTTCATAATGCCTGAATTAGTGATACAGAAGATAGTGCAGACTGGGATAGACGATCTCAAGGCAGATCCTTCCCCTCTAGACGAGCTTTTCGCTTGCTACCTAGAGCCAGAGATGATCCAAGACTACGGTCAGGGCTACATCGACCAGATCAAGCAGTGGTTTACCACGACTAAGATTCCTGTAGTTCAAGCTTGGTCACTCAACGCGCAGCGTATTCCTTGCTATAGCATTCACTTAGCAACTGAGCTAGAAGATGAGTCAAAGGCTGCAGCTGGCGACTACTTCGGACAGGGTGAGGACGGAACGATCGGAGTCGGCGTGTTCAGCGTCATGGTAGACATCGGATGCCATGCCAACAAGTCGGGCGACCAGGTCATCTGGCTTTACTACATACTAGCTTACATACTTTTCAAGCACAAGCTGATGGCTATAAGACTAGGCATCCAGCTTCATACCTGGAACGCTTCTGACTACAGCAAGCAGCACCAGTACATGGCTGAGAACATCTTCACTAGATGGGTTCGCTTCAGGTGCACCACTCAGAATGCTTGGATACAGGATGGACTCGACCAGCCAGACGATGTTGAGATCGATCTTGAAGCAGGTCGTGTGGGCGACGATGACGACGACGAGAATGTGCCCCTTTAACTCGTCTCGCAAGTTATGATATAGGAAAGGGTTCTTATAAGGAGAATGTATGGCAAAGAAAGAATTAAGAAAAGCCTACAGCCAACCAGAGGCTGCCCCTGCGCCAGAGATGGCGACAGAACCGGCCCAAGAACTCATTGAGTTCGATGTTTGGCACGTGATGAGGAACAAGATGATTCCGGGTCATCACATGAAAGAGATCATCAAAGCAGATTTCAAAGGACGCGGTCTAAAAGATAAAGAGACTCTTGCAACCTACGATAAAGCTTTGGCTAACTACGGCGTTAAGTTGTAATCTGACTTAGCTCCTATGTTATAATTTTTAAGTAAGACTTTTTATGCTCAGGGAGGCCTAAAAGATGGCTATTAATGTAAGTTTTAACGGTGCAACAATCTACAAACCAGGCGCCTACTCTAGAGAGATCATCGACCTAGGCGGCGGTTTTCCTCTTAGCCCAACGGGCCTCGTCGCTATCTTCGGTGAAGCTGACGCTGGCACTCCTGGAGCTAACGAGATCAACATCGCCAACAACGTGTTCTCACCAGAGCAGATGCCACAGATCAGATCGAAGTATCGCAGCGGACCGCTTGTCGACGCATGCAACTTCCTCTTCTCACCTGGCGCTGACGGAGCGATTCCTTCAGGCGCTCAGGCTGTGTACATCTACAAGACCAACGCGGCTGTTCGGGCTTCGTTCTCTCCTGTTCTAACGAACTGGGGAACGATCACCGCTCTCGAATGGGGTGTTGGCGGAAACAAGATCACGTACAAGAACACTCTTGTACCAGCAACTTCAGCAACTGTTACTCACTCCGGAACTTTCGATCTAACGGTCGGCGGTGTTGGAACCAGTAACCTCGTTGTGAAGGTGAACGGCAGCGATGCATACACCTGGACCTCTCCAGGAGCATCTGCGACGAACACTGTTGCTAAACTCCAGACCGAATTGAACAACTCTGCAGACTGGTCCCCTTCGCTTCCAGCAGGAATCAGCTTCACGGTCGGCGGAATCGATACCGCTGCTACTCTGACGATCAGTCGGTCGTCCAGCGGTAACCCACAGCGTGAAGGTTACGGCAGAAACTTTGAAGTGGTCAGCGGTTCGCTGCTAACCGACTTCCCGATCTCAACCGGTTTGAAGGTTTCTCAATCTGAAAACATGGCAATGATCGTGATCTCGAACAAGAGAGACCTCATCGATGAGTCGTCTACAGTCGGTGGCAACATCGTTCTGATGGTCGGTCGCAACGGTGGTGTTGCTCCAAATATCACTATCGACGCAAACAACGTCACTCTGATCAACAACTCTGCTAACGAAGCTGTTCTTGCGAAAGCAGGATTCGGCGCGATCAGCGAGCTTGTTGCACAGATCAACACTATTCCAAACTGGTCAGCATCTCTAGGCAGCGCGCTGTACGGACAGCTACCTGTCTCTGCTCTCGACGAAGTTTCTAACCTCGGCGCAAGCGGAAGCGGCAGCACTCAGCCTGCACAGATCAAGAAGGACGCATACGAAGTTGAGCAGATGTTCTCTCTCAGCTCGCAAGTCTCCTTGACTCCTGGCAGCGCAGTTGCTGGTCTACCAGATGCTCAGTCAGAAGTGTTCTTGAGCGGCGGCGTTCTCGGCGGCACCTCTACTGCTGAGATCACTAACGCTCTTGCGAAGTTCGAGAAGATCAGGGTCAACTCTGTTGTTCCTCTGTTCTCGCGCGACTCTTCGGACGACATCGCAGACGGGCTCACTGATGCTTCGTCTTCGTACACGATCCTAGGTATCCACCAGGCTGTCAAGACTCACTTGTCGCTCATGTCGACCACTAAACGTCGCTCTGAACGTCAAGGTTACTTGTCGCTCAAGGATACGTACGTAAACTGCAAAACGCAGGCGCAGAACCTCGCTTACGAGCGTGTTCAGCTGATGATCCAAGACATCCGCCAGATCGACTCGCAGGGCAACCTCGAGTGGTTCTTGCCATGGGCTGGATCCTGCTTGCTAGCTGGTGCGCGTGGCGGCTCACCTGTCGGAACTCCTATGACGTTCAAATACTTGAACTGCAGCGGCATCCGTCAGACGTCTCAGCCTCTCTCGACTCCTGAGCAGAACATCGTTATCGACTTCGATCCAGATACGATGTACGACGACGCGATCCAAAACGGGATCACGTTCCTAGAAGCTCCTCAGTCCGGCGGCTTCCGCATAGTTGTGGATAACACGACCTACGGCAAAGATGACAACTGGGTTAAGAACCGCGGTAACGTTCAGTACGCAGCTGACGTTCTCGGCTTCGACTTCAGAACTCAACTTGAGAACATCTACGTCGGTGTGAAGAACACCGTCAAGGCTGCTGAAGTGAAATCTGTGTGTGAGTCGATCCTAGCGACCTACTTGGCACAAGGCATCACGGTCAGCACGTCCGATGCTCCGAACGGCTTCAAACAGCTGATCGTAAGTATCAACGGCAACACGATCAACATCAGCGTCACTGTCAAGCTTGTTGAAGGCATCGACTTCATCCTAGCGGATATCACGCTACAAAGAGCTCAATCTACCGCCTAAGCGCAGATAGATTAAGTCTTACAGAATAACGCCCTAGGCTGGAAACACTCCGGCCTAGGGCTTTATTTTTTAAGCTGTTTCAGGTTACTATAGAATTGAGTCAACTTATTGGCTTAAAAAAATAGCAAGGTATTGGACAACCGCAAGTCCAAAAGGAGAAAACAATGGCTGGAATGAAACCGTCATTTGTAACAGGCGCAAACGCAAAGATCAAGGCAGGCAACTTGACTCTGGCGTATGCTCAAGACGTCAGCTATGCTGCAACAGTCGATATCGTCCCCGTGGAAACCATGGGTCGGTACGAAGTCGTGTCCAACGAGCCAGTTGGATACCGTGTTGAGGGTAACCTCAACGTTGTTAGGTACACGAAAGTGGCCCAACAGAACGGGATGAACGGCGCTGCAGCTGGCGGTAACGGCGTCGGCAAGTGGAACTTCTCGACTGGTGGCGTTGCTTCACAGCATGTCAACCCAGGTGATCTCTTGGTCTCTCAAACGTGGGATCTTGAGGTGTTCCAAAAATACGACGACAACGGGCAACCTGCTTCGCAGCTTGTCTCGAAGGTCAAGGACTGCAGATTCCGCAGCAAGGGCGGCGCTATCAACAAGCGCGGTATCCTAGTTGAGGCTTTCGCTTTCGTGGGGATTCTCGCTGAAGACGACAGCTTCACTGCTTCGAACTCTGGAGACCAAGATCTCTCGTCCTCGTAATCAATAGTAAGGTTGGTGCCAGATGGCTGGTTTAGCTCCCTTCTTCATTACAGGCGCGAATGCAAAGATAAAACTCAATGGAGTCACTCTTGCCTTCTGCACCAACCTATCCTATAATGTCACAGTAACTCATGCCACACCTACGGTGCTAGGCATGTACGAAGCATCATCGATCGAACCTCTCGCATATAAAGTAACAGGAACTTTCTCTGTTGTCAGGTACGCAAACAACGTACAGGGACAGCTGCAGAATCAGGGTTTCAAGACTCCAGACGGAGTTAACCCAGATGGTAACGGAGTAGGTAACTTCTCTCCTAACCAAGGCAGTTCCTTAGGCGCTGAGATCCTGAAGAGCGGTGCATTCGGCAACGACGGAAGAGCTCAAGAATCTTTCGATCCAAGTAAGCTACAGAACGGAACGTTCTTTGACATAGAAGTTTATCAGAAGATGCCCAACGACAGTGAGCCAAGAGGCGTAGCACGCATACGCAGCTGCCGACTCTCGGCTATGACCGGCGACATCGCCAAGAAGACACCACTCGTTGAGCGATTTCAGTTTCAGGCGATCTACTTCGATGGAGACAGCTTCTTAGCTGGCTTCTCTGGAGTTGGTCAGCAGTTTGAGTAAGGAAGTAGATGTCCCAGAAGGGTTTCACCAACGATAAAGGTGGCATAGTTCAAGGTATCGTAGACAACGCGCTTACTGGCGTCGCTGGCATACTTTCAACTAAACCTACCGCGAAGTACGCATCTGGTGCACGCACTACCCTCAAGATCAACAACAAGATCGTGGGATTCGCGTTCAGCGTGTCCTGGCGCATCAACACAGAGGTGATGGAGAATCGCACCATCGACGACTATCTACCAAACGAGTTGATCCCCACCAGGATCAGCGTTGACGGCACCATCGGGATGTTCCACATCCCAGGACAGGGTGCTTCCGCGGCACTCATCCAAGCGGATGTTCTAGGCTTCCTGTTCCACAAGTACATCACTATCGAAGTAAGAGATTCAGCAACTGATCAGCTGCTCTTCTTCACTGACAAAGCCTTTGTTACTAGTCGACTAGAGACATTACAGAGTGAACAACTTGGTAGCGCTCAGCTCTCTTTCAAAGCTATCGGCTGGAAAGACGAGCGAGATCCTCAGCTACCTCAAGGTGCCGACTCCATCGACGGTGGTGCAGCTGACCAATCCGCTGGTTCTCGCTTGATCCAAGCAGGTCAAGACGCCTTCAATAAGGTAAAGAACATATTCTAACGAAGGTATAATGTTTACCTAAGGAGTATGACCATGGAACTTCCAAAAAACGAAGCTGTATTTCATTTCGACCACGTAGGTGAAACTACGGGCAACAAATACGACGGCACATTCACCGTGAGAACGGCTCTTAACATGGGTCAGAAACACCTTCTAGAACTTGAGAAAAGCAAGTTGCTAGCTGACTTCCTCAACCCCACCAACGAACTGGCTGGCATCGCCCTCATCCTCTCCAACTTGAGAGTCAAGGTGATCGACGCCCCTGAGTGGTGGAAGCAGAGTGCAGGCGGTCTCAACATCATGGACGAAGACGTTCTAGTAGAACTCTACAAGAAAGTAGTAGAGAAAGAGCTAGAGTGGCGCGCCAACTTGAAGAACAAGGGCGCTAAAGCCGCTCCACAGGATGGGCAACCTGACCCAAACGCCCCAGCGGGGAGCTAAAAGAGCTCTCCACCCACGAAGCAATCCGAAACATAGTTAGAAGCCTCGCCAGAGAGGAGATAGACAGCGATAAGAAGCTAGATCTGTTTCTGAAGCACTGGTGGTCTAAGCACTATGGTAGGCCTCAAAAAGATCCTATCCTCATGTCCTACACCACCGAGGAACTCCTATACGAGTACTACGACGTCATCGAGAGAGAGCTAGCATCTCAGGAGAGCGCTGAGCAGGAAAGTGATAATATAGATAAGAAGAAGATCGACGAGACCTTGGACTGGGCCGAGAAGGAAGAGAAGGCCGAGCTGGAACAACTCAAGAAGATGCAGGAAGCTAAAGGTGCTCAACCTGTTGACCCCATGAGTGATCCCGCTAACAAAGCCTGGGTCGAGAAGCAGCTTCTTGAAGAAGCCAAGCAGCAGTACGGCGAGGACTTCGGAGAAGATATAGATACTGACTTTGGTGGTTAATAGATGGCGCGCAAACCGAACACAAGCAACAGTTCTGGTGTAGTCAACAGACTGCAGGAGCTTGAGAGAAGATTCAAGCAGCGCATGGATCTACCAGGTGCACAAGAAGTCGACATCCTTGAGAGGATCGGTGGACTTCAGCAGCGCATGGACGCAGTTGCTGCATCGCCCAACTCCCTCCCCCAAGCCGCAACAGACATATACAACATGCAGAACGAGATCGAGCGTCTGTATGGAACTCTAAGCCCGCTGGAGACCCGAAGAGAGCAGGCAGCCACAAAAGGCTACATCTCTGGGACAACCACAGCTCTTCGCGCCTCTAACCTTGCAACAGAGGTTAACGCTGTATCGGGTGGAGCTGCCGCTATCGCAGCTGCATCACGCAGAGTTGGCATGCCAACGTATCAGCTAGAAGCAGCTAGAGATGCGGCTATGAATTCGCTGAATCAAACCAGCGGTTCAATCATATCAAGGATAACGAACGATCCAACAGCGTCGCTTCCTCCCGGCATGATGACGAAGCTTGGCGCCAACGTATCGACTGCTGCAGAAGCACAAGCCGCTCTAGTCCTGCAGAGAAGAATGGGACTCGATGTTGAGTCTCGCATGACCAACACAAGAGAGAGCATCGGTCGCATAGGATCTTACTTAGAAGCCAAAGACTTATCCTCGAGAGTTAGAGCGGGACAGGTTGGTTCAAGAGCAGACGTTGAAGCAAGTCTCAGAACAGACCTTAACCAGATAGAAAGATTTCAAGGCGCACAGGGTCGCTACGCGGGCGATCCAGAGAAGTTCGAGCGATTCCAACGCGCTATAGACAAGCTTACTGAGTCAGCAAACAAAGCCGCATCCACCCTGAAGGAGATGGATAGGCAGGGCGTTTCTGGCGGCGGTGGTTTCACAGGCTTTATCACCAACCCACGAGTTCAAGCAGGACTGCAGCTTGTTCAAGGTGGAGCAAACTTAGTTAGAGATGTTGCGGACCAGTGGTCGTACATGAATCCTCTTCGCGAGCGACAGAATCAGGTCGGTTACGCGAACATCGCAAATAGACAGTTTGACGATCAGCGAGCAGCACTAGCAGGCGATATGTCTGCTCTTCGTCGTCTCGGCGGTGTATACGGTTCAGCGCAGAGTGCTAACCAGATGGCAAAGACAGGATCGAGAGTTTCAACTCTTATGGAAGGCGTTGGCGGTCTCGCTGGTGCAGGCATCGGTCTAGGCGCTGGTGTTGCGGCAGCAGCACTAGCAGGCACAGGTGTCGGTATTCCTGTCGCTCTCGGAGTTATGGGAGTCGCAGGTCTTATCAACAGAGGCGTTTCCAACTGGAATCAGCAGGCTGGTGAGCGCGGACAAGCTCTCGCAGAAGCAGAGATCAGAAGACAGGATGCACTGAACAAGATAAACGATCAGTCAGCGCAGTCGTACAGAGACTACTCAGCTAATATTGCTGGCGCTACAGTGGGCATGGGCGGACTTCGCTATGCAGGATTTACACAGTTGAATAGCCAGCAGATGCTGAATCGATACGCATCAGTCGGCATCACTGGAGATCAAGCAGCGCAGCTCGCTGGCGCAGGCGTTCAAGCTCTGGGCAGAGAGTTCAATCCTAATCAGATAGAGAGAGCCGGACAGCTTCGTCAGGGCGGCTATATGAACGAGCAGCAGTATTTCCAAGCTGTCGGACAGATGAGCTCTGTAGGTGGGAACGCTGACAAGCAGCTAGAAGAGATCCTGAAGAATGCAGTAGCAAACGGGATGGACAATGCTAAGAGCATCGCACAGATGGTCCAAGCAACATCATCCCTTGCATCTAGGACTGCCGCCACGGGCGTCGATACTCTTTCTGGTGCAGGTGCAGTGACCAGACGAATGATGGATGCTATGGAAGACGCCGGTGTCCCCATGAACATGAGAGGAACCGTTGCTCAGGCAGCAGGCGCATTCGTTCAAGGCGTTACAACAGATACTAGCACGAATTTGTACACAGTCGGTCGCTGGTCTAATACAGCACGCAACTTCCGTGGAGCTTCTAGAGCTCAGATGGAGTACATGGCTCAGATGAGCGCAGAAGACGTAGCACAGCTGCAAGGTGCTAACGGCGCAGACTACGCTCGCAAGCGTGGTATCGACAATCTAGTTCTTGACCAGAAAGGTCAAGTCGACCCTACAAAAGTTTCGCTGCTACAGAGAAGTCAACGTGAGCAGGTCATCAACAATGTCCTAGGCCCAGGTCTATCAGAAGAAGCTAGACGCGGTATGCTGAGAGCAACATCCTACGACGACTTCCAAGGCATGATCTCTCGCGGAGAGATAAGCGAGCAGGCCGGCAGAGATGTAAGATCTAGAGCGGCTACTCGCGGCATCAGTGCAGAAGCGGTCTTTGCTGCAGTTGAAAGAACTGGATCTCGCGAAGGCAATATACGCACAGAGACTGAAGGCGGCGCTGGCGAGATGGATAGACAGCGCAGGATGTCAGCTGAAGCTGATGCTAAGATCATCGACCAAGGTCGTGAGATCATCGATGCTCTAGGCGGCCTAAAAGGTCTCACAGATGCGCTTGGACAAGTTGCAAAGAATTTTGACCCCAAAGAGATGGCGAAGAGCACCAAAGAAGCAGCAGGCAGCTTCAGCGTTCCTGTTAAGGCGTTCGGTGACGCTGTCACAACGTTTAGGACAGCAGTTGAAAGCATGGGTAACACAAAGAGGTAACGATGGCAACACCGAACTTCAAGATAGTTACTCCTCATGCTGCAGCGATCATCTGGAACTATAGGGACAGGATCGGACCTAACGGCGTACAGTACGGTCTAGATACGGTCGATCAGAAGATCGTAAGCACACTATCTCTAATCTCTATCAAGACCAGCAAGAACAAGTCTACGCCTTCTGGATCATTCGTCATCGAGTTGGCTCCTACAAAGGACTGGGTAAGCTTCATCACTCCAGGAAGCTGGATGTGTATACTGATGTCTCAACAGCCCCTCGTTGCTGAAGATTTTCAGAAAGCAGATCCAAACAAGGTTAAGTTCTTTGGCAGAGTTGACTCTGTTAGAGTGGATGTCAAAGTCGATCAAGAGACTGGCGCTAGACGAACAGTGTACTCAGTTATCGGCAATGACTGGGCACAGGTCTTCAATACGACTCTTTACGTCGATCCTGTAGCGCGTGAAGTGCCAGATCCTAGCGGCAGAGGAACATCTGAGGTTGGTACCGCTAACCGCATGCTGTACAACAAGTATGTTGATGAGATGAACCGCGGCAACGGTCTTCCTACTTCTACAATGAATACCAAGGCTTTGATCAATCTCTGGGGAACCACCAACTCCTATTTCAAAGAAGCAAGAGATATTGCAAACAACGGCAACGTGGTTGTTAAACCTGACGTCGCATTCTCGCTTCCTAAAGAAGTGTTCAACTACTTCAACTTCAACAGCAGGATCTCAGGCAGCCGCAAGATCGTGGACATCTTGAACTATCAGACAGGTGTTCTCACTGACTACGATACGTACACCGAGATCACAGAGGCAGTCGGAGTTATCAAGCCAGATACGCTACTAGGAACGCATACTATGTGGCAGCTGCTCACAGACAACTGCAACAACGTTCTAAACGAACTCATCACCGATATCCGGTGGGACGACAGCGGCAAGCCGGCACTTACGCTCTACAAACGCATCAGACCATTCTGCATCAGAAAAACATCAGATATCGTATCTAACGGAGCGGGTAAAAATGCGCAGTCGTTCATCAAGAACCTTATCTCCCGCTACGAGAACATTCGTCAGATTGACATCCCTCTAGAGAACATAGTGTCTTTCAACGCAGGAACCAACTGGCGCGACAAGTACAACTACATCGAGATACAGCTGGATAAGCAGTTGGTCGAAGATGTTCGCTCTGCTAACGTCAAGGTCGAATCAGCTATCTTCTCAGGCCCAGTCTTCTCAAGAGAAGGCTTCAGACCCATGATCGTTCCTACTAAGTATATGGTTCCATCGCCAGACACAAGCTACGATGTGTTCGCTACTGTACAATGGAAGTACCTGCTGAAAGAGTGGTACTTCGACACGCACAACATGCTTAACGGTACAGTGACTTTCGTAGGGATCGATGACTACATTCAGGTAGGGGACAACATTCTTATAGATGCCTCTGTTGCTGGTAAGACCAACAACATAAACAGAGACAATCTAAGCAACACCACCAAGTCATTCCTACTAGGCCACGTTGAGTCGGTGCAGCACTCGTTCGGTATCGAACCTGAGTCTGGTGCACGATCATACTTCACGACTATCCAGTTCGTTAGAGGTATAGTGACTAACTCAGAAGGTAAACAGTTCAACGACGGCAGGTTGGCTATTGACGCTTCAAGTATAACAGAGATCGAAGAGAAGAACACGGCTAACGTGTTCGCTACTTCGGGTCCTAACGATCCAGACACTAAGGTAACAGGCACATGAGTGAAATAGTGATGGATAGTTCCATATGGAAGAACAACTACTCATTCGATGCAGCATCGAAGAAGGATATGTCTGTAAGAGCTGGCATGGTCCGAGAAGAGATGTTCGACCAGGTAAGCGGACAGACTAAGTACGTTGTTGAGGTGTTCGACAAGACTAACCAGATCCCAGTGGTCTGTGTTCGCATGGACCGCTTCGGCGGTGCATACAACTACGAAGAGTACACGCACAACGTCAACGTATCCGATGCCAAGAACCTATCCAGCGGCAGCAAGTACGCTGTTAGAGCAGGTGACGTAGTTATCGTAGCGTTCGCCAACGGCGACTCCCGCGAGGGATTCATCCTCGGTGGGATCAGACACCCGTCTAGACAAGAGCGCACAAACAACGGCACCGGTATAGCTTACATGTCAGAATTCAACGGCATGGAAACCTCCATCAACAAGGATGGCGAGTATAAGCTAACGTTCAAAGGGCAGCCGACGAACGTTGCGGAGCTCTCCAAGCCCTCTGACGGCAACAACATTCCAGCTCCCACGTACAACACATCTGTAGGAACGTCGTATCTTCAGTTTGATAAGACGGGTTCGTGGACGCTTACAGATTCTGCCACATCTAAGCCGCAGACTATCAAAGTTGACAAACCAGGCGGTAAGATCACCATCACCTCTGGCGATGTAGTTCTCACGATGGACAAGAATGCTCAGTTGACTAGTTTAGTCACTAAAGATCTCACTGTAGATGCTTCAAACTCGATCAAAGAGACCACAAAAGAGTACTCGCTCACTGCAGATACCTTTGTGAAGATCAAGACTCCCAAAGTCGCTATCGGCACAGACGCTATAGAACTTTTGAATACACTAGTTAAGCTGGTCGACGCATTGGCTATGGTAGTCATATATGCTCCAGAGGGACCTTGTGCCCCCTTCGGAACGTCGCAGCAGTGGCCTCAAGTCGAGAAGCTGAAGCAGGACATCATTACTATCAAGGGTTCACTGTAAGCGGGATATAATCTAACTATGGGATTGCTAGGCGTAAACACTTCATTCGGTGACCTCTCCTCGGTGCTTGACCTTCAGAAGACGGTCAAGCAGGCCAGTAAAGTTGCTGACCTCAAGAAACCGATGGAGGACATCTATGAGACCAACAGAGGGTCGCTCAACGACTCGGGCACCAGCACGATCTCTAAGCCGCTTACCAACTGGTATCAAGCTCTCCCGTACGGCTTTAAGTTCACGCCGCGTGACGGAGATCCGATCACGATCTTTCTTCCGATCTCGCCCAACAATCTGAGCATCACGACTCACTTTGCAACTAACGTAATCACAACGATGTATGGTACGGTTGAAGAGCACTCTGAGCAGCGCTACTTCGATATCGTCATAGACGGCAACACCGGCATGGCTCCAACGTACACCGACATCACGGCGGTCGATCAGAATGCCATGGCCAAGACACAGGTCACAGGCCGTAAATCGTTCAGCGCAGTGGAAACCATCCCATCTGGACTGTTAGGCGGATTCTTCTCAAAGACTATCGGCGTTGTCAACCAAGCCTTGAACAAGGCTGCTGACATCCTATCTCCGCAGCAGAACAGGAGCGGCATAACGCCAACAAAGACTGGCTATGTAGCATTCCACAACCTTTACAAGTTCTTCTTGTACTACAAGAAAGACGTCTCTGGCGAGCTGAGCCTAAAGCCCAGAACCGCTGATAAGGGACATCCCCTACTGTTCTTCAACTACAAGGACAATAACAAGTACTACTGCTCGATACAGCGATTCATCTTGAAGCGCTCCGTAGACAACCCGATGGTCTACAACTACACCATTCAGCTTAGAGCGTACAAGATTCAACCTCTCACAGAGAACGAGAAAGGTGAGGTAACTCTACAGGATCGCAAGACTCAGCTTGGCCTAGATGGCGTTAAGAGCTCAAGTATATTCGGTGACATCAAGAACTTCTCCAGCGGAGCTAAGAGCGTCTTTGGCGCTGCTGCCGGTGGACTAAACGTGTTTGGTAGCTAACGATGGCAGCAGATTCTAATACAGCATATAATAGCGCTGCTGACATCAACCTGTGGATCAAGATCCAGGCCGGAGACGAGTACGTTCTGGCTGACTTTCCTGGTCTACTTCCGTACCGCTGGATCTGGTTCAGAGACAACTGGGATTTCTATAAGCCGAACCTTATCGCTAAGCTCTCCAGCGTAGACAACGCAAGCCTAGTCAAGCAACAGATAGACGACCTGTCGAGCTACATCCTTGTGCAGAGATACAACAAGTCGAATGTCAACCCATTCGATGGCAGCAACGTATTCTATCGTTTCTATCTAGTATGGGAGCAGGTGCCAGTTGACTCAACGGCAATCAGCGACAAAGAGCAGCAGCTGATGGATGACGAGATCACCCGCATCAACATGTTCTCTAAGAACGACTTCGTCAAGATCAAGAATGCGCTCATCGCGCTCAGAGACAAAGCATCTGACTTAGATACAGGCAGCGATCCGGACTACAACAAGACATTCAACAGATCTCCTGTACCTCCATTTCTTCTTCCGTCTATCAGCGACCTGAACAATCAGCTGCAGTACCAAGAGGTCATCAAGACTATCGACTTCATCCTGGCCAACCAGTACTCAGCTAATAGAGCCCTCGTTGATCCATTCGCTCTTGCTAAAGCCAACGCCAACAATCCCGACATCGATATCCCCTCGTATCAGTCTGGCA